CGTGATTGATGGCCGTTCGGCTGCCCAACTTGGGTCTCTGGGCCGCACATTTGTGCCGCCTATCCTCGAGCTTGACGCCCTGGACGCCCATAATGTCCCTGTTCCTTCCTAGAAGCTCATTTTCTAGCGTCTGCACGTTTGCAGTTGGCCTACAACGTAAGCCGTGAATTACCAGTTTTATCTGGAGCGTTAAACTCTCTATCCATTATTTGCGCTATATGCGCTTTGGTATCCAGTATCCCATAATGTATAGTGACCTTTCCTAGCAAATGACCCAACAAAAAGAATTATTTTCTGTATTTAAAGGTATCAAATTGGTCTAGTCTAGATGACAATCGTCGTAGAGGTGCTGTCCCCATCGATTCTTCGGTGGCGGTAATGAAAACCTGAAGATTGGGCCTGAAACAATAAGGTCCCCGACTGTAGAAATACGACCGCCCTCAACCGCCGTCCCAGACGGTGGTTACGCGCTAAACCAGGATTCCTCGTGATTTCCAAGTGAACTCTGCCGTTATACGGATTGAAACTTGGCAACCCCCCCCAGGGTATGTAGGGGGGAGGTCGAATATGTTGTGCCCCCCTAGTCATTGGAGACTGTTTATGCAGTTAAGGAGTGGAAATATCCGTTTTCAAGTTCTTCGACTGTTGAACGAACACTTCGATTGGGAGTTTTGTGCGTTTCCTCTTATCAAAATGCACATCTTCTGAGGAAACCTCACCCGAAGCAGATTATTACTAGTGAGGTGTTTTACCATTGTTTCTCAAACGATGGACTGGGGAAGTGCGCTGTATGATTTCATTTGATCTCGTTAGTCGCACTCCCACACGATAAACACCCATGGCTTCTTTCTCTTCCCTCACTGATAATGTGGTCCTGCCTTCTGAGCGGGACTACCCCTCTGACCCTGAGGCTAAATCTTGGATCTCGTCCATTCGAGACAAGATTATGCCTAACTGGCTCAAGCCAGAGATTTCACTCAACCCTCAAGACCGCAACTTGGCCCAGCGCCTGGTTGCAGCCGTTGAGGTGCTCCCTAAGTCCACTGTTGCGGCCATTGACGATTTCAAGAACCGCAGCCTGTCCGATGCCCTCGGCGTTCGTGTACCACAGGGCGCAAGTGAGTTCGTTTGCATGCTCACTGACGTGGTCGTCATCACTTTAATTGACGATCCGTACATCATCGGCCTCATGCAACCTCGACTCGTCATCCAATACGGAGTCATGTACACCGCTGTCATCGACGGCCTTGCACTTTTCGTGAAACAATTTCTGAAGCGAATGCGAGCGTCCGAGAACCAAGGCGATGGTGACGACGCTGACGGGTCGATGTATGCCTCTGTTTATGGCTTGTTATCTGCCATCTACACGTATACGGTCGGTGCCATCCCCACCAGCATCCCTCCTGATGTCGTCAAGACATTGATTGGCTACAACGCGGCTTTCAGCGTTGCACGTAACCTTGAGCATTTTGGTCTCTACCTGATCAAGATGATCAAATACGGTGTTGACGCGGTGTGGCGTCTTGTTACCAAGAAACCCTGGTTTGACCAGAGCCAGCAACTCGCCATCGACGAGATCAAAGATGTCCTTGAGCGTGGTGCTGTGTACTGCGATGGCCACGCCCTTTCTGCGGCTGAGATTTCGCGTCTCAACGCACTCATTGCGCGCGGCGAGGTTGCCCTCGCACGCGCCTCGACCCTCGGCATTGACAAGGGCACAGCCGATCAATTGGCTAGTGCTTTGTCGCGCCTAACTACGGTGGCTGCCACTGCTGCACCCAGCGCCTACATGGCGGAGGACAACCCTCCGTTGGTCCTCACCTCCCTTGTTGGCACGAGTGGTATTGGCAAGACACTGCTCGTTAAAGCCATCACCGCAGGACTTTCGCGTCTTGAAGGGTGGACGGGTTCGTTGTCTGACTGGCTTGTTCTGCGCCAGAAGGATGTCAACTTCCAGGCGGCTCTGCCAGGTGACCCCAAAGTCATTTGGCTTGACGACGCCTGGCTCATCTCTGACAAGGATGAGTACGCGTCCATGCTCCGGTACATCGGAGACCTTGGTTCTGGCATCCCCAAGCTTAAAGATGAGGCTGTTGCTGAACGCAAGGGCCGCTTCTTTGAGGTCTATTCGTATGGCATCACCACGGATAATAAATTGCCTGGTCAGTTGCCCGCTACCACCACGGTGCCCATTGCGCGTCGTTTCACCGGTGGTATCCATGTTGTGAACCTCACTAAACATTACTCGTCCCGCTCGGTCCTCGATCTTGAGGAGCTGTTGGCGGACAAGGACCCCAAGAAACTCTTGGAAGCTGCGAACCACGCGTGGGTCTTCACTGACCACACAGGCGTTGAACGTACTTTCGCTCAGTTTGTGAGTTCTTTGCACAATGTGCGGCAGTCGTACATTAAACGTTCACGCCGTGTGACTCATTTCTATGCGTCCATTGCCGACGGATTCCAAGTTGATGAGTCCCAGCAAGCCCAACCATCTGCCCCCCCTATGAATTGGGGCACATGGAATACCCTCAAGGCGTTTTCTGATTACGTGAGGGTTGACGAGCCTGAGCGTGGGTCGCGTGGGAAGCCCAAAGGCAAGTCCCGCGAGCGTTCTCCTGATCAAAAGGAGAGCCCAAGCAAAGCCGAGGAGGCGCCTGATGACGCTAAACGAGGTCGGTCTGCATCACCTGAGATCGACCCCTTTTTCTCCAAGGCCCAACAGCTTGAGCAAGCTCACTTGACCAAGTTGGAGCGTGAACATGCTGTATCTCCAACCCCTCTTATCAGCTCTGCTGAGGCCCCAACGGCTGAAGAACAAGCGTTCTCAACTTCGTTGTCGAGCGCTGAGATCCTCGAGCATCTTGGTGATCAACACAAGAGTGCTGAGGCCAACAAGCTTGCGGTTGCCCGCATGGTTAAGTTCATGCAGGTGAGTGAGTACAAGTGGGACCTAACCCGTGCTGGTCTCACGGTGAATGGCAAGCCAGCTGATCTCGAAGAGCTCAAACGGAACGTCATCAACACCAAGAAGGAGGAGGCTCCTGATTACGATGTGCCTATACGTGAGTGGGGCTCTCGCCACTTCCAGGGTTTGTCTGAGCAGTCGTTCTTCCTTAAGAACACTTGCTTGCGCCATGGAGCCTTCTGCTACAACCACCCAGGCAAGATTTGTCAGGCTTTTGATGACGACGCCATTGAGGTCACCCATGGTGGCTTCGCCACATGGTGTCTCGCGTCAAGCGAGCACACTGCGTGGGATGGTTTCCTGACCGTTATAGCGGCGACTGTTCCCGCTCACAAGAAGAGCACTTGGTATGAGAAGCTCTATTGGTTTGCGAACATCATGGCTAGTGCCGCCATTGGGTATGGTGTTGCTCTCATCCTCACCCGCCTCGTGGCGTCCTACGTGAGACGAGCTGAGGACCAAGCATACGCTCACCCATACGCCCAACGGACTGGTAAATCCAGTAAGTCCCTCACTCGCCCGTCCATTGTTCCTAAGGCCAAGAACCAGGCTGCGGGTGACGTGGCTGGGTATGAGTGGCTTGCCCAAAAGTTCCACAACGCCATCTTTCCATGCAAGACATGGACTCTGCAGACGACCCAGTCATGCCAACTCCATGTCGTTGCTGGAAATATCGCATCTCTTCCTGCCCACATGTTCCCTGAGGGCACGTATCAGATCGACATTGGCGGCCACATTGGCGCGCGATTCCCGATCACCTACATCAAGGACATTAAGGACCTGGTCAAAGGCCCAATTGTCCAAGTGCTCAGACTGCATAAGTTTGACGACGTGATCGTCTTCCTCCCGACTTCTGTGGCGTCTTGCAAGGCGAACATGAAGTACCATATCGAGGACGACGTGTCTTTGGCGTCGTTGACTGGTTGTGCGATGTTGACCCGCAAGGACCTTGAGGTCGCCTATGGTGCTGATGGGAAACCCGTTCCCCAGGTGCTTGACCCACTCACTGTCTTCCCCCTTGGAGACGTTGAGGATGTCAGGTCGTACTCTACGACTGGCACCTACACTGGTGTTTTCATCAAAGCACCAGTGCGCACCACCAAGCTGATGTGTGGTTTCCCTGTCTTCACGACCAACACGTTGGTTGGGCGTGGTCATCACATTGTTCTTGGTGACCACCGCGCCTACTCTGATGAGAGTCGGTGCAGTGTTGTTGTCCCACACACCGTTTCTTTCTTTAAGGAGATTATTGATGCCGCCCTACATGGCACAATCACCTTGGTTGAAACTCAGTCGTGGCCCCGGGAGATCCTCCAGCCAACAAGCAAGAAGATCTCCGACAACATCACTGTGGTTGGTGAACTCGTGCCATCTGAGACCCAACACCAGAACTCGCGCAACAGCATCATTGCAAGTCCTCTGCACGATGTTCTTACTGGCATGGAGGTCAAGGACCCCATCACTGGTGAGTATGTTAGGATCCCTCCTCCTGATGTTGCTCCTAGTCCCGTCTGGGACCCAACTTCGGGCCTCAAGAAGATCAAGCTCACCAACTTTGTCCCTGAGCGTGAGGACGCGCACCTGTATGAGGAGTGCGTGAAGGCCACCGCCGATCGCATTGAGAAGTTTGCGGACCCTCGCCTTCTCAAACCACAGGGACAATTGTTCACTGTCCATGAGGCTATCCATGGTGATGCTGACCTTGGCATCCCTGGTTTGGACATGAAGAAGTCTCCTGGTTACATCCCTGGCCATAAAACCTCAGGCCTTGGCCGCACCTATTGGGCTACTGAGGTGGAGCCTGGTCGCTGGGAGATGAAGCCACATGGTGAGCGGTTGGTGGAGAAGTACACCAACATGATCCTCAAGGGCAAAATTCCTCGCGCCTTTGTTGTCACTCACACCAAAGAGGAACTTCGCCCGCTCATCCACACGTGTCCCATTTGTGACAAGGAGACTGGTGATTTCAGGCAGCACTCTGACCACATCAAGAACCACGTTGACCTCCGAGTTGACGATGAGTCCCTCTATAGTGGCCAGGATCTCGACGGTAACGTTGTCGATCAAACACGCGTCAAGTATGCCCGTATCACGAACGCCTATGCGTTCCCTCTGACAGTGGCGATGCGCCGCTTCGGCATGCACATCCCTGCTGTGTTGATCAGTGGGCGCATCCACAACGGTATCTCGTTTGGTTCGGATTTTTCTGGCCGTGACGGAGACGTGTGGATGGCTGCGGCCGAGACGCAGGAAAAAACCGACGACGCCGACGCCAGTAACTTTGATGCCAGCAAGTGCTCATTCTTTGCTGAGCCAGCTGAGAGAGCGTGCGCACGCTTTGTGCGCAACCGGTTCCCTTTTGTGTCTGAGGACGCTGCCTGGGTTATTGGCAAATTGTCTAGGGTCTGCTTCATGGTCTCTGGCAATCTTGTTTGGTTCCAGTACTACATGTTGAACTCTGGCCACATTTGGACCACGCCCTTGAACAGCATCGACTCGTTGTCGGTCGCCAGGTTTGCCTTTGCCCGTTGCGGGGCAACTGGCAACTTTGATGATCGAGTTGTTAGTCTCGCTTATGGAGATGATTATCGAGCCGATCACTCTGTTCCGGAGTATAAGCTGGAACATATCATCAAGGCTGGCGCTGCCTTTAACATTGCCTACACAGCTGGCTCGAAGCTGGTTGGCGACACTGGATCGACAGACCGGACCACCGCCGTCCATCTCAAACGCCGTGTGTACCGCACAGCTGCGGGATTCGTCCATGCCCCGCTCACTCTTAAGGCACTTGCCCATGTCCACGCTTTTATTCGCTCTAAAGAATTTAACCGTGAGGAGGCCACCGTGCAGAATGCTGATGCAGCGCTGCGTGAGTGGTACCATTATGGGCGCGAGACCTTTGAGGCGGTGAAGGCCAAGTTGAACGCTGAGTTGCGCAAACTTGGTTACAAGCAAGTCACACTCAACTTCGATGAGCTCAACGTTGGTTGGTACAACAACCACGGAGGGGCTCTCGCTCGTTACCTGCTCAAGCGTGACGCTGAAGACCAAGGCTCTATTGGTCAAGCGATTTTGCGCCCCAGGAGCACTAATGAGCTTGTCGAGAACCAGTCTGCTACCGACAAACAAGGCGCCCTCTCGGTCAAGAACGAGACGAGCGCTGTTTTGACTGCCCCTGACAAAGATAGTGCGAGTGAGCTTGTGGTGAATCCCAACTCCACCACTGTGACTACGCCGGATTCGGGCGTTGTCACACAACAAAAATTGACCAAGCATGTTGATGCCTCTGGTCTTTATCGATCCATCCTACCGCCTCTTGTTGCTCGCAGTCAGATCACCCCTCTCAACCCGTTTCCCAAGCAGGGTGTTGAGGCCTTCCTTGAGCGCGAGTTCCCAATTAAGACCATCAACTGGGCCGCAGCGGACGGGTTTGGCACGAACCAAGGTCAACTCGTTTTGCCCGATGACATCTTCGCCTTGGCCAGCGTTAGTGCTAAGATGGCGAAGTTCCGTTATGCTCGGTGCAGTGTTGAGATTGGCATTCGTGTCAATGGTGGTGAGTATGTTGGAGGTTGCCTCAATGTCTCATACTACCCTGGCGTTGATCCAGCCAGTGCGGAGTCGTGGAGATTCCACACACCACTCTGTTTCAACGCTCGCTCGTGGCATTTGAGCGCTGGCAGTCCTAACGCCTTGGCTATCCCTTTGCCTTGGTGTTCACCCCTTACCTGGTACGACATCCAGAATGCCAGGCCCAAGGGTGCCATTGGCACAGTTAAGTTTGACGTGCTGGCTGACCAGCAATGGATGAGCGGAACCCCACCCACCGGATTGATCGTGTCCGTTGTTGGCCGTTTGCGCAATGTGCAATTGGCTGGCAACGACACCAATGCTGGACCCGCTGTGACCATGGCGCGCCAGCAGACCCTTGGCGATGCCATTCGTAAGGCGCGCCATGACCACTCCAAGA